GCTTAACTTAATGAAATGTAACGATGAAATTCTTCTCAAGTTTTTGTCGCATATGTTTCATCCTCTAGTGCGCATCGAAAAAACAGATTGGCAAGCTGTGTTGGAGGACATCAATAAACTGTTAGCTGAAGACGGATATGAAATTTTTGAAAGCGAAAAAATATCTGGCAAATCCATTTATTCGTACAAATACTTAATATAAAGGAGACTATTATGAAACATGAAATCCAAAATACATCGCTAGAAATTGTGGATACTGATATTTCTTTTGATGTCATATATAGCAAGAAATATATCCCCCAAAACTATATCGAAGATATTAAAAAGGCGAATTTTCTTATAATTCCAGAGGAAAATTTCCGTGGAGAGGAAATCTTACTGTTTCCTGAAACAACAAGAGAATTTTATGAATATGTGCAGGACAGCCATACGGATGACATTATATCCGATATTGCAATATCAGATGAGGATTTTCAAAAAATCGAAATGCACTCGGCAACAATCACAGTAGCTACCATAATTGTAGAATTTGTTGTTTTGCCGATAGCCACTGGACTTGTTGCTTCATTTCTTTATGATTTGATAAAAAAATATCATCGCAAAGACGACGAAACTACTGCAGAAGTTAATATGATTGTTGAAGATAAAAAGGCAAAAAAGAGCAAGAAAATTACATATAAAGGACCCGTATCCGGAGTAAAAGATGCCCTTACTGCTGCTGCCGAAAATTTGTTCAAAGAAGAATAATAAATATGGAAATCCAAGACATTGAGAAATATTTGAGTGTTAAACGAACATCTATGGATTTGTCCGTAAAAGAGCAAATCGATAATGAGCGTTTGGTGGCTATTGCGGAAAGAAACGAAGATAATGCCAATTATTTATGGTGTTTGCGTCAAATATATATTATTCAACACGGATTTTTGTGCGCCTTTGAATATTTAAAAAACAAGAATTATGAAGACGCATGGAATAAATTCGACACTATAGATATGGAAATAGGGTTCTTAGAAGAAAACTATTCTATAGATTCCCAAAATGATAGATTCCATTTGGTTTTTATTGGTCGAATAATAAAAGAATATCAAAAATTGTTTCCGTATCTTCATTTTTTAAGCCGTGAAAACATTATCAAGAGTGAAGAATGTTCAATTTGCGGAGCACCGATATCTTTTAGAAATCGTTGTGGACATAAACCCGGTAAACTGTATATGGGCGAATTATGCCTCCGAAAAGTTACAGATATGGAATTCAAGGCAATGGCAATAGTAACCGATCCATTTGACAAATACGCTTACATAACCATTCCCAATAAGGAGTATGATTATGGTATGTTAGATTGGCTTATGACTTATGTTAAATCCCCATATGATTCTTTTTCCGTTGAAACAAGAAAGGAAAAGAAACCTGAATACAGAAAAATTGGTAGAAATTCGCCTTGCCCATGTGGATCTGGCAAAAAATATAAAAAATGCCATCTCGGTCAGCCTTCAGAATTGATGGATCACCATGTCGTTCATATGGCTGGGACGAAGGAACAACAGACGAAAGAAATAAGGTATTTTGGCACTTGGAAATAAATGATTGATAACAAACTGATAACAATCTCGGTATCCCCTTGAATATCTACTTCTTGTATGGTAACATCTCCAACTACAAGGAGGTGCGCATATGAAAGGTACACTTGAAGAGTTGTGGCACGGAAATGTGAGTCCCCAGGAGGACAGCCGAAACAATACACCGGAGATGAAGCAATTGATGGAGTATATGGCTCGACATCACGATGACCTTCTGAAGTCGATGAACGAAGAGCAGAAGGACATCTTTGAACGGTTCGATGATTGTTGGAGCGAGTATGCCAGTCTTGCGGAAGAGGCAATATTCGTGTATGCGTTTCAGCTTGGAGCGCAGATGATGCTTGATGTTTTGAGCAAGCCCGCTTGTCCGCAGGACTAACCCTTACAACAATAAAAGGCAGCAAGTTCGATGCTTGTTGCCTTTTGTCGTATTCGGTATTATTTTAGTGATCGCCTCATATAACTTCGCACAGTGTTTAGCGATAGTCCCAGCGTTTCGGCAATTGTCGACGCTGATGTTCCTTGAGAATAAAGCTCTGCGATCCTCCGGTGATATTCCTTCCGTAAGTTCATATTCGTTTGCCCCAGGGGTGTGTTTCCACAGATGCGATATTTATATGTGCTACCGTCTATGAAGTGGAATACGATATGTGCATCCGTTGTAACCACCGCTTTCGTGATCAGAACATTGACGGCGGAGTTGTCAAAGACGATGTCCTGTGGTTTCATATCCGCTAATGCCGTTAATGCACCCTCTCGGTCATTTAACGGAACGGAAGAGAGCAACTCCGTACATAGCCCCTTGATTCTCTTGCTTTTCTCATACAAGCGTTGTAAGGCTGTGGCGGTAGCGGATTCCATTTCTTCTGCGTAAATATGCGTGTTTTTACATGGCGCTCCTTTCTTTTTTCTTTCATTGCATTCCCAAACAACATTACGATATGTAGTAGAATGCCATATTTTACTTCCATATTGACCTCCGCAGTTACCGCAAATAATCTTGCCAGACATCGCATATCGTTTGGTCATCCGATGCCCCTTGGGGAGAGAAATTTTCTGAACGGCATCCCAGGTCTCGGGGGCGATGATGGGAGGGTGACCGCCTGTTACATAATACTGCGGAAGCTCACCCTCGTTGATTTTACGTTTCTTGGTGCGAAAATCTACCGTGAACTTCTTTTGCAGACGTGCATCACCTTTATATTTTTCATTGGCAAGGATACTTTCCACCGTACTTGTTTGCCACACCTTCTTGCCGCTGGGAGAGGGGATTTCCAATTCCATTAAAAGCTTTGCGATGGAATTGGGGGAATAGTATTCAAGAGCCAACATATATATGAACCTTACAATTCGTGCCTCATGCTCGTTGATTACAAATTCACACTTTTCGGCACCTCGGTCATAGCCGAGAAAGTGTGCAAAAGGTACGGTATAAAAGCCGTCGGCAAATTGTTTCCTTTTGCCCCAGGTGACATTATCCGAAATGGATCGACTCTCCTCCTCGGCGAATGAGCTCATAAGCGTCAGCATAAATTCGCCCTTGGAGTCGAGAGTATTGATATCCTCCTTCTGAAAGAAGACCCCCACGCCCTCGGCTTTCAGCTTTCTGATAGTCATAAGAGCATCCACGGTATTACGAGCAAAGCGGGAGAGGGACTTGGTGATAATGAGGTCGATTTTTCCGTCAACGGCATCTGCGACCATACGATTGAAGCCCTCACGATTATGATAGGAAAGACCGGAGATGCCGTCATCCACATAAAGTCCTACGAACTCCCACCGAGGGTTCTCCTTGATATAGGTTTCAAAATAATCGGTTTGCGCTTCCAGGCTGTGCTCCTGCTCCTCCTTTTCGGTGGACACACGAGCGTAGGCTGCGACTCGCAGCTTTGCCGTAGGAGCTCGACTGAAGTCCCCAAGTCGGAGAGCAAATTCAACCTGTGTAACCTTTCTCTTCGGCAATGCTGTTCACCTCCAATTCTCCTACCATCGGCTTGAGCCTCTCGATGCACTCCTTCTTTAGTGCCGAAAGCTCCTCGTCCGTAATGACGCCCTTATTGTGTAACGCTGTAAAAATGGCTTTGGCAAGACGGTAATCACGCTCTGCCGCCCCTTGTTTTTTGTTCATACGAATCACCTCCGAGTGCTTGTATATATCGCTCTAAACGGCGAAAAAGTCAAGGGGTATTTTGAAAATATAATTTCTTTCCCTTAAAAAGCGCAACTTTCCCTTAATTTTGCCTATATTTTAAGGGAATAAATGCACAATTTGGGCTTTCAAGGCTTCATTGTATTAACGAATGAGTCCTTACACAAAAAAGATTCCATAGTCGATACAATTTCGGCTATGGAATTTTGTTTTCTATACGGAAAATGCCCTATTTTTGCCCTTTTACCGCTCCTTTCGGTGGTTTTGAGGGCATTTTTTTATTAAAACGATAAATCCGCCATCCTCTGCCCCGTGGGGACTGAAGTGACGGATTTTGTATCGTTCAAGTGTTCAATCGTTCAAGGGTTAGTTTTGAAAAAAGCTTTACGATGTCACATTGCCTTGACTACTCTTTTCAACAAGAAAATCTTCAGGGGTTTTAGCAGAATGAAGCGCAGTAATGATGTCATTACGCTCACCGCTCATATACACTTGAAGTTCGTCTTCGGTCGCAAATCTAAGCGTGGATGTATACATATGCTGTTCTTCACTCAAATGGTCAAGCAAAAGCTTGTATTTTTTTCCTTTAACTGTATAATTCGTTAACTTGGAATCAAATATTCCAATAATACACGGCAAGTCTTTTTCTGCGCCAAACAAGGACATATGATATGTTGCTTGAAACTCAAAGTATATAGATTTGCCAATAGAATCCTTAACTTCACTATCATCGCGCATTTCCCACTCGCCATCCAAGCTGTCGATCTTCTTATTGTCTCTTGTAGGGAGTTTTTGTATAAGATTTTGATATAACATTTCAACAATGCGAATTGTAGAAAAATCTATATCTTCCTGCGGTGGTGTAAAAGTTAGTCCTAACGCCGTTTCAACGTACAAAACTTTTTCCCAAAACAAAGCACTATCAAGATCATATTTTTTAAGTCCCGAAGTGTCCAATCCTGTAACAAGCGGATGTCCGCAGAATAAGCCTTTGTCATCGGCAAAAGCATTATAAATAAAGGTTGATTCAACAACATCTCTTACAGTTTTAGCATATGAGAGATTAAAGGAAATATTAAATGCTATTGTATGCTTGGTTTCATCGAGAAAATACTTAACCACCAGTGGCTGTTCACTTTCCGACTCGAAAGCTGCTATATGTATACTTTCATTAGGTACGCGCTTAAATGTAAGTTCACGAGAATATTTTTCGCAACCTACTTCCAAAGTGAAAGGTGCCGGAAAGGGGTGTGGGTACATAAACATTTCGCCTGAAACAAATGTTACCGGGCAATATGGATTGTAATGTAACCGGTCTATGGGGAATTCTTCGCCATTTAAAGTAATCACACCCGCTTTTTTTAACTGTAAAGGTATGCGTTTTTGAGCGTTGTATGAATAGCTTAAAACGTCATCAAGCGAAAATTTCTTTCCTAAAACTTTTTTATCTTCTTCTGTGGGAACAAAAATCAAACCGCCAAAAGTAATGGGGCCTCCTTCGGAAACTATTTCGCAGTTTCCATTATCGTCAGCTCTATATCTTACTCCCTCGGGTAATTTTGAGCTAAGATGTTCGACCATTGCATCAGGAATTTTTAATTCCGTTTGCGGTTTCCCTTTGAAAACCCTATTAAAATCTACAAACATTAAAAATCCCTCCCTGATATATCCCACACAATTATCTTGGAAATTAGTTCGTGTTGGACAGAATCATCTAAGTCAGATATTTCTTGCACCAATTTTTCAAAATCGGCACGTGTTTTGACGATAATATACTTTAGGTCATCATAGTCAAATCTCAGAGATATTTCTGGGATTCCAGCCATTGAGTTGCTTATCCCTTCCAACACGCCTGCGTTTATCATTCTTTTCTCATGAAAGGCTTGTTCAAATCCTGCGACAGTAACATCGGGCACATAACGCCATTCACACTCATCAGTAAAGCACTTGGTTTCTGTTTTTCCAGTATTACGATTTTCCATCTTTCCATCATAGGGCTTGTAATACATCATTTCATGCAATAGAAAGTTTTTCATTTTTTCTATTGGAGAGCCCTTTCTTGATACTGGAGCAGCTAGCGCAGCAGAAAAAGCCTTGGTGAAATCTTGCCGCAATTCAGAGGTTGGGTTAATATATTGAATGGGCTGAATTCCTCTACTCATACCCCATTCTTTACTGAATGCCAATCCATAATAACCATACCATCCTAAATGAACATCAAGCCTATGCATATTTATATCGCAAAAGCATTTCATAGGAAAGGCAATTTTTTTGAGTTTGGGTATTTTTAGATAACTGATATCTTCTACGCAGTACCGAGGAGAAATCATTCTCGTTTTTATGTACGGTATGAGAAATTCTAATTTAGGAGTAAAAGTAAAAAGGGTATCCGCTTGGATCGTTGAGGGCGTGTGATTTTGAGGTTTGGCTTCACGCACCTTAGGTTTGTTCAATGTAATAATCTGTTGTTTATCCACGACGCACCTCCTTAAAGATTATTTTATTATATCATAATTCGACATTTTTTTCAATGCAAAAAATATGAACAAGCACAAAAAATCCCCGAACAGCATCAAACCCTGGTGCCGTTCGGGGGACTTTTCTATTCTCTCTCAAAGCATAACCGTTATCTCGCTGCCGTCCTTTAGTGAATACACCAAGCGGTCATCGTTGTAGACGGTTACGCGGTCGACCACAGCGTGCCACAGTTTTTCGTCAAACTCGATGGGCGGGGCTTCAAGTTCGGTGAGCTCGGAGAGCATACCGCCGATGGCAATTGACTCCGCTACCATTCGCTTACGCCTTTCGGTGAGCCGTTTATGCTTTTCTTCTTCGGTACGGAAGCGGTCGGTTAGGTCATTGTAACGGCGGCGGTACTCGTCCTCGGTGACCGACGCGGAGGCGTTCTGCATCACTGTTTGCCGTATCATTTCGGTCAGAAGATCCATCTCCCTTTCCGAGTCGGCAATGTCCTCGTCGATGAAATCGGTGTCCGTCAGCGTTTTCTGCACGTACCGAAGTGTGTCGAGGGTTGCCTTGCGGTCGGCAAAGTAGATGGCGAACATTTCAAGGAACTTCTCTTTAATTTGCGGTTCGGTTAGGTGGGTGGTAGTGCATTTGACCTCATTATGGAACTTGTCGATGCATTGCCACACCAAACGGCGGTACTTGTCGGTGGAGTGCCAGGTGATTGGCGTATACCGCGCACCGCAATCACCGCAGAAGATCTTTGTGGAGAACGGCGAGTTGCTGAAGGTAGCCTTACCGCTGGCTTTGCGCCGTGCAAGCTCTATCTGTACTCTGTCCCATTCCTCCGGCTCGATAATGGCAGGGTGGCTTTCCTCCACATAATACTGCGGAACCTCGCCCTCGTTGACCTTCATCTTCTTCTGAAGGAAGTCCACCGTATACCGTTTCTGCAAAAGTGCGGCGCCCTTGTATTTTTCGTTGGTGAGAATGCTTTCCACCGTTCTCTTATGCCACACCGCCTTTTTCGCAGGCGTGGGGATTCCCTCACGGGTCAACTCTTTTGCGATGGCAGAGGCGGATTTACCGGAGATGAAGTCGCTGTAAATGCGGAGGATGATTTCCGCCTCCTCGGGGACGATTTCGGGAGTGCCGTCCGCCCCCTTGCGGTAACCGAGGAATTGTTTATACGGCAGCTTGACCTTGCCGTCCGAGAAGCTCTTTCGCTGTCCCCAGGTTACGTTCTCGGAAATGGAACGGCTCTCTTCCTGGGCAAGAGATGACATAATGGTGATGAGCAGTTCTCCCTTGCTGTCGATGGTGAAGATGTTTTCCTTTTGGAAGAAGACTTCAACGCCTGCATCCTTGAGCTTTCGCACCGTGGTCAGCGTGTCAACCGTATTTCTTGCAAAACGGCTGACAGACTTTGTAACGATCAGGTCAATTTTGCCGTTCAAGGCATCAGCAATCATACGGTTGAAGCCCTCTCGGTTCTTGTAGGAAAGTCCCGAAATGCCCTCATCGGTATAGATCTCCACAAGCTCCCATTCGGGATTGCTTTGTATGAACTGGGTGTAGTAGTCCACCTGCGCCTCATAGGAGGTGAACTGTTCATCGCTGTCGGTGGATACACGGGCGTAGCCTGCCACCTTTCTTCTTCTCTTTGCATCCATCGGTGTACCCGTGTGCAGATTTCGTGTGGCGGGTATGACGGTTACGTTTTTTGCTTTAGGCATCTTTCTTCATCCTTTCTCTTGTTTTTCTGCCGACTTCGGCTCTCATCTCGTCCGTCCAACTTTCGGAACGTGAGCGGTCTTGCCAAACCTCACAGCACTCGCTGCCGTCCGCAAAGGTAAATGTCAGTAGGTTGTTTTGCTCCACCAAAACGGCGGTTATTTGCCCTCTGGGGGCATTCTTTTCGGCAAGGGCAAGTAAGGTCGGCTCGGGAATTGCCTTGGAAGCACAAGCCTTTTTGCCGTGGGTGTTGTAGGTGGAGCATATCCAAACAGGACCCGTGGGAGTGGTCTTTCGGCGGTAGTGCTTTCCGCATACGGCGCAGGTCATAATTCCGCTGAATGGGTAGGTCTGCCGTGTATGCGGCTTGGTGTGCTTTTCGGCTCGTCTTGCGATCTCGGTTTGAACCGCTTCAAAGGTTGCAAGGTCGATAATGGCTTCGTGGGTATCGGTAGCGTGGTATTGCGGAAGTTCTCCTCGGTTGACCCTTGTAATCTTGGTGAGGTGGTTCTCACGGAACTTGGTCTGCAAGAGCAGATTTCCCGTGTAGGTATAGTTGCGGAGTATCCGCATAATGGCACTCTTGTGCCAAGTAAAGCCTTGCTGCGTCAGCACTCCGCTCTCATTGAGGGATTTCATTATTGCCTCCACGCCTTTGCCCGAAAGGAAGTCGGCATATATACTTTTGACGATCTCCGCTTCTTCCGGTACGATAACGTACTGTCCGTCCTTCAGTCGGTAGCCGAGCATCACGCCCTTCCACGGCTTGCCCTCCTCAAAATTCTGCCGTATACGCCACTTTTGATTCTCGCTTGCCGAGAGGCTTTCCTCTTGGGCATAGGATGCGAGGATGGTCAGCATCAGCTCACCGTCTGCGGTCATCGTATCAATGTTCTGCTCCTCAAAATACACGCTGATGCCCATATTCTTCAGCT